GAGCGTGAGCAAAAGGAAGGCCAGCCGGTTAAACACTTCGACTGGGACGAACTTAAAACCGCCTACAACGGCCGCAGCGTTCGCTCCACCGGTGTGAAAAACAACGGCAACGACACCCACGAACCACCGTTCCGCGCCGCACTGCTGATCGCGCAGAACAACCCGGTGAACGCATCAGAACCCATCCTGCAGCGTATCTGCCACGTCCACCTGACACGCGAGCACCACACGCCGGAGACCAAGCAGTACGCCGAGCAGTTGGAGCGCATGCCGATGGACAGTATCAGCGGCTTCCTGGTCAAGGCGCTGCAACGCGAAAGCGAAACCATGCGCCTGATGGAGGAAAACACCTCCGGCTACGAGCAGGAGCTACTGGCACAGCCAGGCGTGCGCACCGTGCGTATCGCCAAAAACCACGCCCAACTGCGCAGCCTGGTGGATGCATTGGCCGGTGTTGTACCGCTCGGTGAACGCCGCAAGGCCCTCGCACACGCCGAAATCAGCCGCATGGCCCTGGAGCGGCAGCAGGCAATCAACGCCGACCACCCGACGGTGCGCGAGTTTTGGGACCTGTACGAATTCCTAAATGGCATGGACGAGAAAGCTGCGCTGAACCATGCGCGTCGCGATGGGCTGATCGCCGTGAACCTCAACGAGTTCGTGGAAATGGCAGCCAACAAACGTCAGCAGGTACCGCCGCTGAGCGACCTGAAACGCCTACTCAAGACCAGCAAGTCACCCAAATTTCTGGAATCGAACAAGCCCGTCAACTCGTCGCGCCAGGTCGACGCCTTCGACAAACCGAAAACCATTCGCTGCTGGGTATTCCAGGGCGTTTAACCACCGCAACAACAGGAGCAGCACCATGCAAAACGAACTCAAATCAGCCATTCGTTTCAACGACTTTGCCGCGTACTTCGGCGCGTGGGGCGTACTTGTTTTGGCCTGGTGGATGGGGGCCGCGCACGCCGCACGTATCCGCGAAGACCAGCACAGCTTTCCATTCCTCCATATTAATGCCCCTGTCGGCTTTGGAAAGTCGCTGCTTTTGAACTACCTGCAGAAGTTGAACGGGGATGACCCTTATGTACACACCCTGGCTCATTCAACCAAAGCAGCTCGGGAGCGAATCTACGCAAGCGCGATCAATGCAGACCGACCGATAGTCGTTTGCGAAAGCTACGAAGGGTTGAGAGGTCACTCTCCAAATCACTCCTTTGATTGGGATGAACTGAAACCGCTCTACAACTCCAGCCCTATCGCCTTCCGATCAGAGGAATTTCAATCCCAGACCACAACGTTCAAGGGTGCACTCGTTATTACTGCACACCAGGCTCTGGAATGCAGCGATGCGTTCAGAAGTCGAATGATCATGGTCGACTTTTCAGCCAATGATGCCGATCCGACCAGAATTCGACCCGAAGCGATTGACGATATCGACGTGACTCAAGCGAGCGCTTTTGGGCTGGAGGTGAAAGAGCGGGAAGCGTGGATATCCAACAATATTCGCTACTACGGTCCCGCCTATCAGAAAGAACTGCTCGAAAAGTACGGTTCCGCCCTGAATGCGCGCACGGCCCTCAACTGCTCGCAAATGCTGGTCCTGATTGACCTGCTCTGCAACTTGCTGTCGATCGATGACACCTTGCGGCTGGAGACCAGGAAGCTGGTTCACGACATCGCTTTTCTCGACACCATTCCTTACTGATCCGGGCTTCGAAAGGAGAATCCGCATGAATACGCCTTCCCAAAAACCGGAGCCCAACTGGTTTCAGCAGTTGCAAGAGTTCGAAGCAAAGCGCCCAGCCATCCGCAAGGCCGGTATCGAGGCTTTGGCACGCCTGGTCCCTGTCGCCCAGCGCGGTACAGGCCAAAGCGAGGTGATCGGTCGCTTCCTGCTCGGGCTCTACAACGGCTACGACTATCCCTTCGTGCTGACCAGCCTGCGGGGCCTCGACACCGCTCTGTTCGAAGACTGCCTGGCAGTGCTGCAACTGGACTACTCGCCCGAGCAAGAGGTGCACACCTACCTCCCCAACGGCGATGCGATCTGGGAAGAACTGATAGGTACCTGGGCATGAAATGGGCGCCGAAACGCAATAGAGACGGGCAAGTCCAGCAGAACTGCTGGGTTACCGACAACGGCTACACCGTGGCGCTGTGCCGATTGCCAGAGTCGCGCTACCCCGTAACTCGGCCAGGCGGCGAGCTGCCCTTCGCTTATGCGAAAGACCGGGACGAAGTCATAACGATCATTGAGCAAGACCAGGCCAAACCGGCCTGAAAGACGGTGTCGAGGAGCGCCAACTCCCCGACACCTACCACTACAAAGGAGCAGCACCATGCAAGCACAGAACCTAAGCAGCGGCGCCGTAGAGGCTAGCACCCCACCGAACATCAAGCGATACCTGGTCAAGGAAACGTGGAAGGAATACGAGGTGACTCTTGAGGTGAACCACGACGTACTGACCGTGGAAACCGCATCACTGATCAATGGTTTTTGGTCGAGTGCCGGTGACCGGCTCTCCGCTGAAAACGGCGATATCGTCCGTACCGTTATCCGCCTGTTTGGTCAGACGATGATCTACCGGATGCTTAGCGAAGGCGGCGCAAGCTTCAGCATCACCACCAAAAACCTTATGACAGGTGACAACCCTGGACCTTTTTGGACCGAAGACCTTCACAACGAAGAAGGCTGGGGTGGCACTGAACCTGGGCCTTACGGCTTTTGCGGCATTCGCGTCATCGCAGCTGATGTCGATACACCTAGTTACGACGATGTGGAGTTGATGGAGGTCGGTGTATGACCGTATTCCTTCTGCTTTATCTGTGCGCCGATCCGAGCCGAACGGATTGCCAGGTGGTGAAGGCTGATAGTTGGAATGGCCCTAACGCCTATGAAGAATGCACCGACGTTGTGCCAGAACTAACCGAGGCGCTGACTGCCAAAAACCGGAAGCGGCATCGGTTTGTTTGCGAAATCCAATCAGGCACCGCGCAGCCCGCTGATCATGTGCTCCAGCCGACGTTTATTCATCAATCGCTTCGGATGTGACGGGGGCTCAATGAACAACGGCAAAGCCTTCCCCTGGAATCTGGACCTAACCGGTGTCTGTGACCAATGCGGCAAATCCCGTGCCCACGGCAACCATCAGAAGTGCAGCAAAGCGCGCCAAGCCCTCAACGCCAAGCTCCGCGCGGAGGAAGCCCAAGCCGGGGTCACACCGGCACCTAGAAAAAGCGCCGGCCTGTTCTGGTTACTTCGCGAGCAGTGATCGGCAACACTAAAACCGCAATACATCAGGCCCGGCAACGGGCCTTTTTTCTGCCTGTTGGCAGAATATTTCAATACATCTCGTGGGACGCATATGGCAGATGGTGTAGAGGCCCGTGGCAACTCGGTACGGGTCTATTTTCGTTTCAACGGCGAGCTGTGTCGGGAGTTGGTGCCGGGTGGCAACACGCCGGCCAACCGCGAGCATGCAAAGCGCCTGGTCACGGTGATCGAGTACGAGATACAGGCTGGCACCTTCGATTACCGCCGACATTTTCCTGAGTCACCCAAGCTGGCCGAGAACAGTTTCGGGCACTACCTGGACCTTTGGCTGACCATCAAGAGCAACAGCGTGGCCGCGACCTCTTTCCGTGGGTACAAGAACAAGGCCGAGGTACATGTACGGCCGCGTTGGGGTGACGTGCAGATCGATCAGATTGACCACTTGGACCTGCAAGAGTGGATTCAGGGGCCGCTGTCGAAGCGGCTGAAGAACAAGACCATCCGCGACATCATCAGCAATGTGCGGCAGGTTTTCCGGCTGTACCGCACCCGGAAGAAGGTTGCACACGATCCAACCGAGGGGCTGTTCGTGCGTCTGCCCGATCCGGAGGCGCCGGACCCGTTCACCAGGGCGGAAATCAAACAGATCCTCGAAACACACACCAGCCGCACGCAGGAGCTACTGATGGTGCAGTTTATGATTTGGGCGGGCCCACGGGTGTCGGAGACCATTGCGCTGGCCTGGGAGGACGTCGATCTGAAACAGGGGACGGTGACTTTCCGCCGGTCGAAGGTGCGGGGCGCCTATCGCGTAACGAAAACCCGACGCTCTATGCGCAAGGTGCGCCTGTTGGAGCCAGCGTGGGATGCCCTGCGCAAGCTGGACGCGATCAATCAGCTGAAGACCGTCGACACGGTGGATGTCGTCGAGCGGGACAACAAGACCATACGAAAGCATAAGCTGCACTTCGTATTCCTGAACACCAAAAGCGGCCTGCCGCACGTAAGCGATTTTGTCGTGAGGGACAGGTTCTTCAAAGCACACTTGAAAGCGGCCGGCGTTCGCTATCGCGGCCCCGGCCAATGCCGACACACCTACGCCAGCCAGTTGCTCACCACTGGTGTGGCTTCGGTGGATTGGATTGCGGAACAGATGGGGCACACCAGTGCGAACATGATCCGACAGCACTACGGCATGTGGATCAACGAGGACGGTCCGGACGTCATCGGAATGTTGCAGCACGCCTTGGGCCTACAGACCGCCAAGCTTTCACCTACTATCACAGGCGAGTGCGTAGTCAAATGGGAGGATTGAGGCCATCTACCAACCAATTTATAGCCAAGTTGAGGTTTGCTAATGGCAAAGAAAATTACATTTTCAAAAAGGGAGCTTTACGAACGCCTGCATGTTTCATCGCTAGACCTAAGCTCAGCGAAACAATATGCCTGTCATCTGCTTAAGAAAGGATGGCACAGCGCGCCCTATGAGCGTCGCGGCTCTATCTATATGCAGCAGTCTGCCTTTACAACATCTCTCGTTGTGAGCTACGCGCGCCCGTTCAGCAATAGTTACGGATGGCCACAGTTCCCAGAAGAGTTTTGGCAGTACAGCCCACAGCAGAATCAACTTCACCAGAAGCTAATTGAGCTTCGCGATCAAGTGTTCGCGCACTCAGACAAAGCCCAATACAAAGTGCTGCCATTCAGGATGAATGCTGATTCCGTGTCTGCGATCGAAGGGGTCCCTTTTCACCGTCTCTCACAGGACGAATGCAAACAGCTAGTCGAGATGATCGACGGCATCAGAACGCTCTTGATACCTAAGGTTAAACGCCTTAGGGACGAGCTGGCGGATGGACATGAGATGTGAGTGCACTCGCGCTTACATGCTGACCCCGCCGCTTTCCGCAACCTGTTGTACCAGCACAGACCAGGGCAAAACGCCGTCTAAGACAGAAGACGTTATTCCCACGGATGTTCCCATATAGGCCTTTTTCGACCCTCTAAAAACACAAAACCCCTGAAAACTTCAACGTTTTCAGGGGTTTAGTCATTTCAAATTTGGCGGTGAAGGAGAGATTCGAACTCTCGATACAATTTCTTGTATACACACTTTCCAGGCGTGCTCCTTAAGCCACTCGGACACTTCACCGTATCTCGTCAAACCAGTTCAGTCTGTCGAGGCGCGCTAATGTAGTCGAAAGCCTTTCTGATGGCAAAGGTTTTTTTCAGAATTTTCATGCGGTTAGATGGGTATGCCGGGATGCGCCCGGCAAGGGGTGGTGATTCTGCCATTCTTGGGCATGGGCGGCCTGTGTCTGGGGCCGGTGTGCGCCCTGCCCCAGGCCTTCCGGCGCTCTCCCTGCGCGGAAAGTCTGACTGGGTAGTCAGTCACGGCGCTTTACCGGGGCGGGCGTGGTGGGTAACGTCTGCGCATGCGCCTTTATAAACAGCCTCTCTATAACAAATCCTATAAGGAACCGCGTCATGAGTGAGTTGATTGCCTACCACCTCGAAGACGGTATCGCGACCCTGACCCTGAGCAACGGCAAGGT